GTCTTTAGTAAATACTTTTACTGCGAATCTATCATCTAACCAACCTTCGTCATTAGGTAGGTTGTTAGTTCCTTGAATATTTTGTAAACCTAATGTAACCTTGTGCGAATGCTCAGTAGAGATCGCTAATGGAGATGTACCTTGGAAAGGTTCATTAGCCATAGTGCCAGATGTCTCATATCCAATACATCTTTGGCCGCTTGCTTCAATCACGTAGGCGTAAACTAACGGAATTGTAGGTCGTAAAGGTGGAGAAATACTCTCTGCCACTTTCATACGAGTGTATAAATCGTTTAAGATAACACCTGAGCCTAATCCAATCATGTTTTTAACGTCTAACATGTCACCAGGTTGTAATCTTTGTGATACTGTGTGTAGAACTTCATGTGACTGATTGAAGCTACTTGAAGATCTAATAGTTATTGATGGGTCAACTAAACAGTAATAAGCCGTGGGGTTTACACTGCTACCAATAAAGTTAGGGTAAGCAGCCACTTCTTTAATTGTTTTATTTTTACCAATGTAATCATTGTAATTAAATATAGGAGAAGCTTCTACTCCTGTAAGATGTCTAATCATTGCTAATGTTGACGAAGGTTCATATGCTTCAGCCTTTGTAGCCTTACTAGCAACTAAGTGAACTTTTAAGTCAATAGCATTATATGAGTTTAGACTAGTAAAGCTTAGTTTTTCTTGCAATTCTGATGCTAATCCGTATGCGACTTGTTTCGAGAACTTCTCAAGTCCAGTGATACCATTTGCAAGCGTTAGTCCGTATAGTAATGATACTTCCTCTAAGCTAGTTTGAAAATCTTTATTTACATAGAATATTTTCTGATTAAAACCGGCTTTGATTACTGACATTTCTCTGTCAGGGAATGCTCCGTTTTTATATCTATTTGTTTTTAACGAATCTTGTAGAATTAATTCTTTAGATCCATTGTTTTGCATATACCGTTTAATCGACTTTGAAGTCGGATTACCTGTGTATAAGGTTGTTGTGTATCGAAGCGCTGGGTTTGTAACATTTCGATTCGAGGCGTTTACCTTTTTCTTACTTTCAGCAGAAATAATTACGCCATTTTTACCTCCATCTACGTTACCGTTAGAGATGTTGGTTCCTATAACTAAAGTTGCTTGTACGCCTGTACGTATTGCTACTTTACTCGCCTTGTCAACAGCGGTCTTTAATACCTTTTTGGTTTTACCACCGGCAAGGGCGGTTAATCCAGTGGCTGCTAATTTGCCTACTGGATCTTTCCACATAGGTCCTGAAACAATTTGTTTCCCGTACATTGGATTTTTATATGCAGGCCGTGATCCAACCTTACCACCTGGGGTTCTAAAGGTTGGTGGGGTAGCGAAGCCACCTCTTACACTTAAAGCTCTGCTTCTTTTCTTTGCCATTATTAGTTTTCCTTATCTTCAATAATTGATACTACCAATCTTACATATTGGATTAATGCCGAGATGTAGGGGTACAGTGGTGAATTCATATCGACTTCATCGATAAGACCAACTGTAAACTCCCCATCGTCAGCAGGATCAGGTTGCCCTAATCCAGCTTGTGTTAAGGAAATGCCCTGTTCTACTAACCACTTCACTACGTTCTTTGAGATTCTTAGGATTTCCTTGTTAGAGTCAGTCATATCTTATTCCTTAGTATATATTAAGATTAATATTTTGTACAACTTTATTTTTTGTAAAGTTTTGTTCTTTTGTTTATAGTTTTTGATCCTTCGGGTAACTCCCAAAAACTTCTATTATAATATATGATATCCCCATTCCCTACCCCTGACCAGCGGCCAGTGACCAGAGATTTCTAGAACACTATGTCGTCTATAATCTCTATATCAATATTATCTTCTACCATTTCAAGCAATTCCTGCGTTGCTTTACAACATAGGCTTGCATGGGTTATTATCTTCGTTACGACTTTAACGAATTTTATGAAGGTTTCCATTAACGTAAGTCCTTGTTACCTGTTATTGTAAATATTTTCCACCGATCATCGCTTAAATAGCTTGTGTCCGGCATCATGTTAGAAAATATTAGTATATGTGGTGAGTCCATTAAGAGTTCTTTGTGGGTTCCATAGAATGATGATACTATGAATCCGTTCTTCAGATCCTCGATTACCGAGTAAATGTTTCTTAATGAATCGTCCTCACCAAGTGTTCTTGGTATGTCAAGAATGAACAACTGTCGTGGTCCTATGGTAACTAACGCTGATCGGAGTTGTTGCGCAGAGCCGAAAGCAACTTTAGTAGCGTTATTATTCCTAAAAGATATCCACTTAGTGAATAAGCTTTTACCAGAATTTCCGGACATGTCGTAACACCAGACAATCTCACGAGAGCTCTCAGGAGTTTTAAGGACATGTACGTCTTCGTCAAAGAAGTATTCGAAGAGCTTTTGTTGCCACTTGAATCTTTTTGTTTGATCATCTAGAATTTGAATATCTTTACCAGTATATATCAATCTATTGGAGAATAATTCCCCAGTAGATGATGTTTGTTTTGAGCAATATAAAGCGTTTTGTTCTAACGTTCCTTGCATAGGATTTAGTGTCAATTGAGTAACACTAAAACCACTATCCGAAAACTCATTTAATAATGTGGTTTTTCTCTTTCTTATATCGGATACTACGTAACCTTGGTAATGCTCTCTTTTAGTTTCTTCACCTATTTCTTTTTGAAATAAGTACTCTTTAAAGTTAGAGCTTAAGAATGCCTGTACATCTACTGAAGGTGGTAAATAACCTTCAGCATCAGCATTCCATGTAAACACAAAGTTTTTGTATTTGTTCTCATTTGACATACACTTCCCTATGGGATTGGTACTATCGGAGTAGCTGTAACCACAGCTCTATCTGATAATGTTTTAATTTCAAAGCCTGCTGCTTTATAATCTTTGTTGTAGATTACATTCGTAACACTATCGCTTGCAAAATCGTCTTTAGTAAATACTTTTACTGCGAATCTATCATCTAACCAACCTTCGTCATTAGGTAGGTTGTTAGTTCCTTGAATATTTTGTAAACCTAAT